AGAAGTGAGAGAACGCAAGGATATTTCTAAACACATTTGTGAAAAGCTGGATTCTGCTACTGACTTGTCTCATGTCGCTATCGTGTACCCACGAAGAACTGTTGAGACCAGTGGCAAATTTGTTACTCAAGATCTTTCCTACAAGATCCGCCCTATGGATGAACGTATCGAACTTAAAAGTTATATCATCCTTAATGCTCCTACTGTTAATGGTGACTGTGGAACTGTATATATTGTATTTAATAACAGTATGGAAGCTAAAATCGTTGCGATCCACGTCGCTGGCGATGGACAACACACCGCCATAGGTCACCCTATCTATAAAGCTGAGACTGTTGAAAAACTTGCTGCTGAAACCAAAACTGACGAACTTGTTAGTCAAGGTGGAATGCAACCTACGTTACCCCCTAATGTAGAAGTTATTCGACGTGATCTCCCACAGTGGTTACAACCTTACATTCCAAAGAAAACTACTATTCGCCCTTCCCCTCTGAATTCGACCGAGTTTGGAGGGTTTTTGCCCTGGAAAGCCGCTACTAAACCAGTTCATCTAAAAGATTTTACTGCTCCTGATGGTACTAGATTGAGTCCTCTCAATATAGTCCTAGGTAAATATCACCGAGATGGTGAATTTACTCCTGATCCTGAAGATGAATTGATTGTTCCTGAAGTAGTTGCTGCTGTTGCTCGTCGCATCCCCGATGGTTACAAACGTATTTTGACCTGGGAAGAAGTAGTACATGGTGTCCTCGGTGTTCCAACATCACACCCCATCAATGCTGCTAAATCTCGAGGTCATATGGAAGATTTTCCTGAATCCTTCCGATTCGATGCAAAGACCAAACTGAAAGGTAAACGTCCTTTGTTCGATTGTTCTGTTTGTAATACTGAGAATGGATGCAAATGTCCCGGAGATTGGGACTTGAAATCCAAAAAGATCAATGCTCGCTTTATGGATCACCTTATCCGTAAAGAGAATCAGATGATCGAAGGAATCAAGACCTATTTTAGATTCCAAGATTGTCTTAAAGACGCTCGTGATAAAAACGAGAAAGTCGATGCTGGAAAAGCCCGTCTTTTCAGCGCTGGTGCTGCTGATCATTTGTTCCTTATGAAGAGATACTTTGGTGTTTTAGCTGATGCTATGGCCAAACGTACTCCCGATACTATTAGTGCTATTGGTATCAACCCCCACGGTCCTGAGTGGGAAGCCCTATTTCGTCGATTTGTCGACAAATTTATGGGTCTACAAATTCGCTGTTTACATGGTGATTTTGCTTGGTTTGACGCCTCAATCATCCGATATTTTGGAGAATTATGTTGGATGGTTATTGACACATGGTATGGAGGAGATCTCCAAGATCCTAAAGAACGTAAAGTTCGAAAAGCTCTATTTTGGATCACTTTCATTGAGAATGAACACGTTCTCTTCGATATGATCTACAAAGGTCCTTCTGGTTCCAATCCTTCTGGGAACTTTCTTACTACAATTTACAATATCATTGTGAATGCAATTGTACATTGTATGTGTGCCCTACGAGCTTCTCGCGATGCCGCTAGAGAAGGTCTCATAGCTGAACCTATTACTGCTGAACAATATTTTATATTATTTGTCTTTATTGCTATGGGAGATGATCACATGGAGAATACTGCTGAAAAGTGGTATAACTTCACGCGAAAACTCAAGTACATGACTCACTACCGATTCAAGTACACTGATATACACAAACGCCCTTTGACCGACGTAGAGTTTTACTCCGTCGAAGACATGGAATTCTGTAAAAGGAAATTCAAAAAAGTCGTTGCCGAAGAGTTTGCTAAACACGGTGTACGTGGAATCATTACTGCTCCTCTTGATTTCTTAGTTGTTCGTGAAATGGTGCTTTGGCTCAAGAAAAGTCACCAAGATCCTTGGAAAATTACTGTAGAAGTATGCGAACAATCGATGTTAGAAGCTTGGCACCATGGCCCTGAAATATGGAAACAACACGTGTCTGATCTGATGGCTGGTTTGCAAAAGGCAAATAGTCCTTATTTACCTAGTATTTACAATACTAATTGGCCCGACAACTTTAATAAGATGTTTAAGCTTAATACCACTCATCAATTAGATGCGATGTTTGTAGACCTCAAGACTGGAAACTCTTTTGATGTCGAGCGCTCTAATTTTATTGACCTTTGTGCTCAATCAGGTGAAGGCACCCAAGAAATGCCTAAACCCGAAGGTCAAATTGGTCTCACAACTTTTGGTGATAATCAAGAGTCAGATGACGCCTTTGCATCTGGAGACATTCATTTTCTCAAAGGCACCGATCCCTATCCTGAAGCTGGATTACAACGAATTCTTAGTCGTGACTATGTCGTTCATTCATTCGCTTGGAGCGGAAATGATCCACATGGTACTTTATTACACACATTGGATTTTCCATACTTACTCTCGTCTCAACCTTATATAGATGATGTTCTCAAGAACTTTCGTTACTTGAGAGCTCGTGCTGTTAGAGTAGGTGTTAGAATCAATTCAACATCGTTCCACTATGGACAGTTACAAATATCTACTGCTAGTTTTTACAATGCTGCTGTACCACATCTTGATCGTATGAAAAATATTTATCAAGCTAGTGGACATAGATCTTTTATTATTAGTGCTGAAACTAGTACTGTCCAAGAATTTGATATCCCTGTCACTATGCCCCAACAATATTGGGATATGCTAGACCAAGATGTCTCCGGTACCTATCGAGGTATCTTTGGTTCTATGCGATTCTATGTTCTTGCCCCTTTACGACAAGTTAATGCTATATCTGTTCCTACTGTTGATATCACTATCACAGCTGCTTTTGTTGATCCTGAAGTTGCCGGCTATGTTTACGTAGCTCAATCTGGCAAAGGTCATAAAGC